CTGCTTCTAATTATTATATTACATTGCAGCAAATAGGTGCTAAAATAAATAAGATGCTTGCAAGTGGTGATAGTGAGTTAAGAGGTATTACTAAACCTTTAGTAGACTTATATCTCGGTGCAGGTGCTGAAATTCGAAATAGCACTGATTGTCTTGTAAAAATGAATCAAGCAATTAACGGAGAAAATAATTCAGGACTTAATGCTTTAGCTGCTCTCGTAACTACACTTAAGGGTTCCGATAACAATGATTAACTGGAAGCCTTTTAGTCCTAAAGCCTTAGATTTTTTGAAAAATTCAAATGCACGTTTAAATATCGCGGATGGCTCAGTACGTTCATCAAAAACAGTTACTTGTACTGTTCGTTGGTTATCATACATTTTAGAAGGTCCTCCGGGAGATTTGGTAATGTGTGGTAAAACCATTGCTACATTACAGCGAAATGTATTGAACGACTTGTTTGATATATTAGGTGATGCTAATATTAAATGGGTAAATAGACAACAGGGAGAATTAAAAGTATTACACCGACGTATATATTGTGTAGGTGCTAATAATGAAGATGCCGAGTCTAAAATAAGAGGTGCGACATTTGCAGGAGCTCTTTGTGATGAAGCGAATCTATATCCTGAATCTTTTTTCGCACAATTGATGGCGCGTTTATCTGTTTCAGGTGCTAAGTGCTTCTGTAACTGTAACCCGGATTCACCTTATCATTGGTTTTATGTAAATTATATAATGAATGAACAGATTACAAATAAAAAGCGTTGGCGCTTTAATATGGATGATAATCTGTCATTAGACCCTGAGTATAAAGAATCTCTAAAACAGATGTATACAGGTGTTTTTTATCGCCGTATGATTTTAGGAGAATGGTGTGCTGCAGACGGTCTTATATATGATATGTTTAATCCTGAGACGTGTTGCAAATATTTTGATTTAAGTTTAGCTGAAAATAGACCTATAAGATATTATATTGGATGTGACTATGGTACATCTACTGTTATGTCTTGGTCAGCAATTGCAGATATACCGCGTAAAGGTTTTTACAAAGTTAAAGAGTTTTACTATGATGCGCAACAGAAAAAAGCACAAAAAACTGATGGAGAATTTGGGGACGAATTTGAAAAATTTTTTAAGGCTTTGCCTTACAGTCGTACTACAAAAACTATCGTTTATTGTGACCCTTCTGCATCATCGTGGAAAGCTGAATTACGTAAAAGAGGCTTTGTAGTATTAGATGCTGATAATGATGTAATAAATGGAGTACGTACTGTAGGCGGTATGTTACAACGTCACGAGTATTTAATAGACCCTGATTGTGCTAATACTATTCAAGAATATGAATCTTATGTATGGGATGCTAAAGCACAAAGTCAGGGTATAGATAAGCCACTTAAAGTACATGACCACGCTTGTGATAGTGACCGTTATGCTTTATATACAGTAAATAAATTTAGAACTTCGGGGGTGTATTAAATGCTTTATGATTTAACTTGGCTTTCAGAAGGCAAGCCGTTTCCTCCAAAGTCAGAAGAAGCACGTCTTAAAAAATATCGAGATAATGAAATAATCTTTCAAAACGATTGCTGGGCGTTAAACCACGATGTGTTTGCTGAAGCTGCTCAAAGAATTACCCGCGTAATAGGTAATTTTGAAAGTTTTATCAGCTTTCCTGTATTGTTTAATTTTCAGAGGTTGTTGTCATTAAAGACTGCTGATTTAGTTGCAGGAGAGTATCCTACAATTTCTGGTAAAGACGAAAAGGATAATAAACTCATAAATACTATTCGTAATTCTGTAGATTTTGATAATAATCTTTATGCTACAATTTTAGATTTAAGTATCTTTGGAGATGCTGTTTGGCGTATTTATAAAGACGACAATGGTAAAAATAATTATTGTAATTGGCGTCCTTGTGAATGGTTTCCTATTGTATCTAAAGATGGTGCATATCACGAAATTAAACAATGTCTTGCGTGGCCTGTAGTTATAAATGAAGATACGAATGAGTATGAATTACACGTGCAGGTTCACGAAAAGGGTTTTTATACTTTCTATAGATTCCAACTTACAGGAGTATCTACAGAAAATGGTCATCGTGTTTATTTGCCTGGAACTATTGGTACTAAATTAGAAAAGACGGTTGTTAGAACAGGATTAGAAGATAATGCTGTAAAACATTTACGCCCTTACAAAGTTACAGGACGTATTTACGGAGAAGATGATTATACACCTATAACATCAATTGTTTTAGAATTGATGGTACGTGTTGCACAGATAAGTAACATTTTAGATAAGCATGCCGATCCTTCTATAACAGGTCCTGCATCTATGTTGGAGCCTAATCCTAAAACAGGAGAATTGGAGTTTAAGAAGGGTAAATATTATGCAATAAATCAAGGAGAACAAAAGCCAGAATACATTACTTGGGATGGTCAATTAGAATCATCATTTAAGCAATGTGAATTTCTTATTAACCAGCTTTATGTGTTAAGTGAAATGGGTGCTGCTTTATTGGGTGCTAATGATGGAGGGTCTCAAGCTGTTTCTGGAAATGCTCTTCGTTTGAAGATGGTAAATCCATTAGCTAAGGTAAGAAGAATATCTAACAACCTTACAAAACCCGTAAAAGAACTTTTTGTTCTTTTAGCTTCTCGAGGATATAAAGACACGCTAGATTTTGAAAATCTTACAGTTGTTTGGAAAGACGGTTTACCGAATGACCCGAGAGAGCAAGTAGAACTTATTAAACTTGAAACAGGCGAAGAAAAGATAATGCCTTTGAAGGATGCTCTTGAGCAGCATTTGAATCTTTCACCTGCGGAAGCCGCTAGATGGATAAAATATCTAAACGAGTCTGGATCTGAAAATTCTTCGGTTAGTCCTTCGACTGAAGATACAAACGCTTCCTCGGGTCCAGGCTCCAAAACAGGAGTTAACCCTCAAAAGAAAGGTTCTATATTAGAACCTCACTTGACAGGGACTCAAAATATTAAATCGCCACGTGATGGGCGTTAACTCACGGGAGGAAATTTTTATGACATTACTCGAACAACTCCGAGAAAAACTCGGACCTGAACTTATGGGACAGGTACAAGACGCAGTAGGAGATGATTTTGATTGGGACGTTGTTCCTCGATCTCGTCTTAATACTGTAATCGGTCAGCGCAATCATTGGAAATCCAAATTCGAAGGATTGACATCATCCAAATCTGGTGAAGAAGAGGATAACGAAGGTTCCGGAACTAAACAGACCGAAACAAAGAAAACTTCCGAAAAAAGTGAAGGTACTGAGGGAGATATTGTTGAAAATCTTAAAGCAGAACATGCTAAAGAGCTTGCAGCAATGTCTAAGAGATACGCGGTTCTCGACAAACTCCGCGGTGAGAAGGCAAAAGATCCTGAGCTTGTATTGAGCCAAATAAATCTCGATAAGATAAATCTTACCGAAGATAATACTCTTGAAGGTCTCGATGAAATATTGACTTCTCTTAAAGAATCACACGGTTATTTATTTGACACTGATGACGGTGTTCCTTCTGGAACAGGAAAAAACAGTGGCGATAGTGATGACGGTGAGGTAGACCCTTTTGATGCTGTAATTGCATCATACACTACAAATTAAAAACTAAAGAAAGAAGGTAATTCACATGCCAGGAGAGAATCAAAATCTTCCTATCAGAGTGTATACTAAACAGTATTTGAAGATTCTTCAGACTGTTTTTGGTGTACGCAAAGCATTTGCAGGTGCTCTTGCTCCTATACAGATGGTAGATGGTATTTCTGAAAATACTACTGCGTTTTCTGTTAAAGCATGCAATACACCTGTAACAATCGGCACTTATGATACAGGTGCTAATGTACAGTTCGGATCAGGTACCGGTAGCGGATCGCGTTTCGGTAATATGACTGAAATCATCTATTCAGATGTAGATGTCAATTACGATTATACAATGACTATTCACGAAGGTATCGACCGCTTTACTGTTAACAACGGCTTTGATAAAGCTATTGCTGACAGACTTAAATTACAGTCAGAGGCTGAAGTACGCTATATGAACTCTAAGAACGGTGCTTATATTGCGGCAGCCGCAGGTCAGACAGAAACTCTGGCAAATCTTCAGGATGCTACTATTCTTGCATTGTTTGATAAAATTTCAGCATACTATACCAATCTCGAAGTAAACGTTCCGATTACAGCATATGTAAAGCCTGACATATTCAACGCTATTGTTGATAACTCATATGCAAATACTTCTAAAGGTTCTAAAGTAAATGTTGATAAGAATACTATTGACGACTTTAAGGGCTTTAAGATTGTAAAAGAGCCTGCGAAATACTTCGCAACCGGTATAGGAATTTACTTCGCACCTGATAGTTCTGTAATACCTTTTGTAGGTATTGAAATGGCCCGTACGATTGAAGCACAGGATTTCAACGGCGTTAAACTTCAGGCAGCTGCTAAGGGTGGTGCTTATACACCTACTGATAACAAAGTAGCTATCGTTAAAGTTGAGTACAGTTCTATGACTGTAAGTGCGACTACTGCTACTGTAGCTGAGGATGCTACAACTACTGTAACTATAAGCGGTAATGTAGGTGCTGTGACTGCTGCATCTTCTGCTAGTTCTGTAGCTACTGCGTCTGTAAACGGTACTACGGTAACTATTACAGGTGTTGCTGCAGGAAGTGCTAATATTACTCTGGTAGATACCGTAGGTAATGTAGCTGTTGTAGCTGTTACTGTTACAGGAGAGTAATTTTATAACTTAAGAGGTGATAGATATGGAATTCGTTAATAAAGGTACAGTATCCGGAAATGCCTTGGTTGTTGGTGTTAATAGCTACGTAACTTTTGAAGAAGCTATGCAGTATGTTAAGACTTATTTTCCTGAAAAGTCCCATCTCTACACCTCTTGGTTAGCTCTTACCGTGCACGATCAAAGTGTTGCTCTTATGAGAAGTACTTTAGCTTTAGAGCGACTTATGTACGCAGGTAAAAAAGCCTCAGAAGACCAGACGTTAAGTTTTCCGAGAAAATACAAAGGTCAAGTGCAGACAGATGTTCCGCAAGATATAAAATATGCACAAATAGAAAATGCTGTTTATATAGGTTGCACCGATACCGAGTCTGAGGAAGCTTTAGCTGATGATGCCTTTTATAAATCTTTAAGAGATAAAGGCATTACAAGTTATAGGATGGGTTCATTGTCTGAGAGCTTTGGAAATACTGCAGTAATGTCCGGCATAAGTCCTTCTTCACCTGAAATTATTCTTTTATCTCCAAACGCAAAAGCGCTAGTACAAAAATATCTTATACGAGGTGCTAGTATTGTATGAGGATTACTAAATATCTTAAATCCCAAATATCTTTTAAGAAGTATTCCAATAATATGGATAAATATGGGCAACCTACTTATGAAGATAGGGGTATGATTAAATGTGGTATTCAGGCAGGTAATAGACTTTTTCAAAGTTCTGAAAAAGAATATGTTACTACTACTTCTACAATATTTACCGATGTTGAAATAAATCCTAAGGATTTATTAGGTGGTAGAGAAGTTGAATCTGTTACTGTTTTACGTGATTTTTTCGGACGTATTCAAGGATATGAGTCGGTATTAAAATGAGTAAAAGAAGTACTACAAGTAAGTTTACGGGATTATCTAATGCTATTCAAAAGTTAAATACTTTTCATAGAGAGACACCTCAAGTAGTTCAAGAAGAACTTAAATCTTTAGGATTGCGAATACAAACACGTGCAAGAGCCTTATCACCTGTACAAACAGGACGTTTAAGTCGTGGTATTCAAACACGTGTTTTGCGCAATACTTTATATGTTTACGCACATGCGTATAATCCACGTACAGGATATGATTATGCATATATTCAACATAATAATCCGGATTATCATCATCCAGTAGGTGAATACAGATTTTTAACAAAAGCTGTTAATATGGAACGTAAAAACTATGTTTACAGAGTACAAAGGAGATTGAATAAATTTTGATTGATATATTAAATACTATACGTGATTTACTTATAACAGATAATACGATTTCTTTACCTGTAATTATAGGTTATGGTACAGATAAACCTGATAATTTGATTTATATGCGTAGAATCGATGGAGATAATTCTAAAAAGTTTTTTAGTACTACACCATCTATGCGAGGTATTTATAAACCACGTTTTATAATAACTGTACGTGCTACAGATTATGAGGTTGCATATAATAACGCTGAAGCTATAAAAAATAAGTTCATTGCAAATAAGATTTCAGATAATATGGGCGTTTTTATAGAAGGCGATATTTTTGATGCAGGGCATGATGAAGTAGGACGTAAACAATTTGAGTTAACTTATAAATCACTAATAAATATTTAAGGAGTTGATTTTATGGCAACACCGGTAGAAAGCCCGTTCACTGGTCTAACTGCGAGTGTAAAAATAGGTACTGGAAGTTCTGCAGATACTGTACTCGCATATATTTCTGGTGTAACATTAGATGCAAGTACTGACATTATCGAGATTCTTTCGTTCGGTGCTCAGTACAAAGAAAAAGTACCTTCTATCAAAGACTGGTCTGCATCTTGTGATGGTACTGTAGCATTTGTAAATGGTGGCTCGCAGCAAACGCTTATAAATGCTTTTGAAAACAGTACAAAAATAACTTTAGGCATTTATCTGAATGAGTCAACGTATTTTGAAGGTTCTGCATACGTTGAAAGTTATTCGATAGAAGCCGCACCGGATGACGCTATTACGTTATCTGCAGAGTTCGCAGGTACAGGTGCAGTAACTTGTACAATACCTACAACTTAAAAAAAAAAAATTTAATGGA